CGCTGAAGTCACGCCCAACATCGTTGAGCCGCCGCCTCTATTTCCACGGTCATGGGGATCTGAAGTCCAGCCGCCTTCGTGTATGAGTAGCATCTCAAGGCAGTGGTCGAAGTTATCAATTGTCATTATCCTTGCTCTCTCTTGGTTGGTTAATCAAAGTGCGCTGCTCACGCACAAGCCGTCTTTGCCTCTCCAGTTCCAGCCACTGAGCATCGACATCATTCAGGGAGGGGAAGGGTACGACGGTCATTTCTTGCCACCGAAGAACCTGCTGACGGCTCTGATGCCCAGTGAGCTTGCGACCACGGCACCTAAGCTGACTTGATACCAGTCTGGCATAGTGCTCAACGCAGCAAAGCCGTCATCGACAATCTTACGCCCGCCCTCACCGCAGAATGCCAGCAGCATGGGTATGCTGAATATCAATGTAATATATTCATCGCGCCAAGAGTGCTGGGTGGCCTTGATTGCCTCAAGGTCCCAGTCGATCTCGCCGGTAGATTGCTTTAGCTTAATCTCGGCGTTGGCCTTCTGGATCGCTGTTTTACCGTCAACATATGACGTCGCCAGCCCGCCCAGTGCGGAGACTATTGCGCCGATCATACCTCTTTATGTCCAACAGCGAAGAACGCTCCGACGAGGGCACTAAGAGAACCATACATCATCATCATCTGGGCATCGGCCTGAGCCATGCGGGCAGGGTCTACAATGACGGCTATAGTTGCTGCGACCATCATCGACAGAGCCACGTAACACATGCGTCTACGGGCTAGCTGATAGTCCTTCACATTGATGTGCTGTCTTTCTTCTATAGTCATTGTTAATGTCTCCTTAGATGAGGGCCAGCGCCACTGCCGCCACAATGGCGAGACAGAGTATGCCTATGAGGACTGAGCCGCCCACGACAGCCATGTCGCCGACAAGCTCCTGCGTTTCCTCTTGCTGGCGTTTCTTGGCCGCAGCGCGGGCCTTTTCTTCGACGCGCTGATCTTTCTTGAGCTGAAGGATTTCCTGCCACGCATAGTAACCGAAGCGCCCGATCACTAAGGCCTTTACTTCCGAAATGTGCTCTGCGGCAAGCTGTTGATTTATCACGATTTCAGTGATGGATTGGCCGTTCTGACGGGCTTTGCGTTCTTCGTCTTTGAGGTGTTTTGAGCCCTCAAACAGGGCGTCGATCTGTCCTGCCACCGACGAAATTGACGAGGCTGCTCCCAGCGTCTTGGATATTACTTCTGTCGCGGATTTGATCAAGGCTATGCCGGTTAATATCTCGGCCACTGGCATGGTCGTTGTTCCTTATTTATATGCTTAGTATTTAGCGGCCACCATGAGATCGATGGCGTCTCGGATCGCATCGAGGTTTGCGTCGATACGTGCCATAGTTACCGCCTGTTGGTGGCTGGTACTTTCGACCTCTGCCATGCGTGATGACATGCGTTGTACGTCAATGCTGTTGGCCTCGATGTCTTTGACCATACCGCTGACAGCCCAGACGATAGCCGCGCCTTGGCCGACTAAGGTCAGTACAATTGCAGCACCCGTCCATTCGTTTTTAGTCGTCATTTGTACACCTTGTGCTGGTCGGGTTTCTCAAGAAAGCGCGGCACACAATAGGCCAACGCGAAGTGCTTTGGGCTCGTCAGATGGCCGTAGCGACGGACGATCTCACGCGCATGGTAGTTGCAGGCCTCGAGGCTGGCGAAGAGCATCGCGGGTCCCTCTAGTGAAGCCCCGCCGACAAAGACTAGCAGGGCAAACACGTGCATCATCTCTAGTCCGCGTAGATGGCACTTGGGCGCATGACTTGGATACTGCCTGCCTGCGCGGCCTCGTTGGCTTGCTCCTGCTCTTCTGCGAGGAACTGTCCGTACTTTTGCTCGAAGATAGGCCCACGCTCATCAAGGAAGTAGTCACCTGCATAGCTCAGAGCCGCGTACATGATCAGATCGCTGGAGGTTGCTGCTAGCGCGTTCTCATCGCTGTCGGAAGTCATGGCCGCAAAGGGTCCATAGTAGCTGACGTTGACCGTGCCACTGGGAGGCTCAGGGAACAGCAGGATCGTTGTCCCTTGCTGCGTAAAGTGCTTTGACGTCCCAGCTTGGCCGGTGGCTTTCATCTCTAGCATCTCATGCAGCGGTACTCGCGTTAGGGCACTGTTGCCGTGGTAGATGTCGATGACCTCCAGAGCAGTCGCGGGCAGGGCGATAGACCCCGTCTGACTGCTAATTGCGTAGGTCTGTATGGCTTCCATCGAGGGGATACGGAGGACGCGCTGAATGCGAGAGATGCCCTGATCGATGAACGTGTCAGCCAATGCGTTGAGGCAGTCGCTGCGGTTAAGCAGGGCCTTGAAGTGGGTTCTGAGGGCACCTTTGTTCATGGGCTAGTTCCTTTTATCCGTCGCCATAAAGTAATCCAAGCTCTGATCTCGGAGCCTTTTGACAATCTCTTTGACGTTGTGGTTGTAGAGGTCGAAGCCTTCTCTGAGCCACTGCTCATGTACGACCACGGGTATCGAAGCCACACGCTGGAAGTCTTTTTCACGGGTTTCACTACTCGCGTTTCGGCTGTCTTTAAGGTCATCCAAGAAGGCGGTGGTGATGTTCTGGGTATTCTTAAAGGTGACATTATCGCCCTCCTGCAAATACTCTGTCTCAACGCCCAGCAAGTTGCGCGGGGCGGGCTTATTATTATCTTTTGTCATTTTGGGGGTGCTCTGTGCTGTTGCTCTGATGTGGATTGTAAAAGAGGACCGGCGGGGGAGACGAAGTAAGGAGAGCAGCCAACCTTCGTCTTCTTTGGTCCCGCCGGACCTCAATAGTTTAGACCCGTTTAGCTCAGGCCAGTGATCATGTGGTCGGAGGCGAAGGACATATGCTTGATAGACCCTTCGTAGTTAACCATGTGCTGATCACTGTCGCCGGTCTTCGCAAGCAGAGTGCGAGTGAACGGACGTAGCACACAAGTACGCCACATCGACGGATCGATAAGGAATGCGTGTGTGGTCAACTGGTGTCGGTTAAGCACGACTTTGTACTCACCGAACGGCGACACATAGAGGTCGATCACATTAACCAAGGTCTTGGTTTGCGCAAACTCACGATTACGCCCAGAGGCAGCGGCAAAGCCACTGACAATCAGTGAATCGGCAGGTTTGATCATAAGCACCGAAGGCTCGGAGCCCGCTGTGTATGCAGCTTGACCGGCGACCAACAGCTTTGCTTCTGTCAGTGGGTCGGTTGAACCGCTACCTGCATCTGTGGAATCGGTGATCTGTGCTGTGACAGACGCCATCTTCCGAGCAGTACTGCCGTTGGCATCGGCAACAGCCGCTTGGGCTACACCGACGTAGGCCCGCTCAAGGTCACGCTTGATTTCCTTGAGGGTTTTGCCCATTTGGTAGGCAGTTTCCTTAGCACGGCCATAGGTCTTAATGACATCAGCGGTGGCTGAAATCTGAAAGCTTTTGACCAAGATTTGGCATTGGTTTGTGCGAAGGGTTGTCGGGCTTTGTGTGCCTGCTGATACGTCAGCTCCTTCGACGGCGGCGTTTGCGCCTGCTGCTGCCAAAGTATCTTCCTGCCAGTCAAATGTTCGCGCTGAAACTTTCTCAGATTTGATCAGCGAATACATCGGGCAATCAGTGGGGGTGATGTTGGTAATAATGTCCGAGACATCTTCTGCTTTACCAATCTGGTTAAAGGTCGTGTACGTAGCCATTGTGTTGGCTCCTTAGTGGGGTTGTTATTGCTCCCACCGCGCCATCAAAGCTTCCGCTATATCGTCAGCATCAGAACCGCCATTAGCTCTAAGCATTTGTTGCGCTTTGTCTGCGCGACGTTTGCTGGAACCAATATCGTTAAGCGGTGCTTTGTTAGACCTAAGTATCCGTTTACCCTTGTTGCCTTGCTTTGCCTTGATCACCTTAGAAGCGGCCTTTTTAGTTTGGGCTGTCTTCTTCGACTGATCGTATAGTCGGGCTTTGTTCAAAAGCATGATGACTTGCGGATCGACGTATTGATCCACTTGTTCACTGGGTAACCCTTGGCTGACCGCATAGCTTCTGATGTCATTGTATACATCGTTTGACCAGTCGGGCATTTGGGTCTGAAGAACTTTGACGCACTCACTCGCGGCCTGTTGATGCAGCACTTTCTGCTGGTCTTGGGCATCACGGTAAAAGGCGTCGGCCTCTTCAGTTAGGAATTTAAGGTCGGCTTCTGCGTCCTTTGCCTCGGACCTGAGCTTGGCGAAATCGTCGGCGTCCATCTGTCGGCTTGCGACTAACATGTCCACTTCGGAGTAGGGCTTGGCTCGGGCTTGGGCGCGTTCGAGAAGCTTCTGATAGCTGATGTCTGCTTTTTGCAGAGCAGCGTCGGCTTGTTTGCGGGTGTTTGCGAGGTCTTGAGACTTGCGGGTCAGGCTGGCTTCTTGAC